TATACTTATTTAACGCCTTAGACTGTGTAAAGTTTACAGAATTTTTCTGTGTAAACTTTCAAATTTTTTACAGCTTAATCTCCATTTTGTTTGTATAGGTCTAGGAGCATGGCAACTGTTGTAGTGTAACACGCTAAACACATGATGTAAATAGTTTCGGGTTGACCAATCTACTCGCATCAGCCAGTTATACCTACCTATTTTGAATGGGTGTTTTAATTTTACTCTTGCGTTAAATTGCTTGGGTCTAAATTTACTGTTCTTCAGGTTTAAGTCCATTGCTATGCCTATCGTGAGGAGTATCTGTGTCTTGAAACAACCTACGTTCTTGTGGAGTAGCTTCCTTAAATATTTTTCTAGGGTTACCACACATATGGCATTTTGGATTACCACAATTAAGAGCGTGATGTTTTACTAGTTTATGTGGTTCATCTACAGGAACTTTAAATGCTTTGGCTATCTTTACCTGCTTATTGACAGCATTTTCATCTTTAAGCCTACGTCGGCTGTTTTTAATTTTATCAACCTGACTACCCATCTAACTCCTCCATGCTATATTCTAGCAATTAGTTTACATCTTGTCAATTAAAATGATGATAACTGGATTGGTGTCTGTGTGGTAGCATTTGAATCACTAGCAAATACTGTAGTTGATCCAGATTTTATAGGACCTTTTGTTGTTGAATCTGCGGCTCTGGCTATTGGTTTATTTTCTACAAAAACAGTTTGAGCTCCTTGAACCACAACGGCTCCGCCCAAAGTAACAGATCCTGCGTGTGCCGTTTTTTTAAAATTTGTAAAAACAGTATTGGCACCAGATGCGATAGGCTTATCTGCTCTATCTAATTCAACACGGGCAACTGATCTATCTGTCATGTAAAGGTTTCAGGCGGTTGTATGCCAGGCTTCCATAATCCAGAAGTGGCTTGGACATTGGCGGTATTTTTAGCTGTTATTGATGCTGCTTGAGAAGGATTCGCTGCTATGTTTGCCACCTTAGTCAATTTCAATTTGATCATTAAATCTTCAATCTGTTTCTTGCCCCAGGTAACAATTTCTGTTTGACTAATATAATTTATTGCACTATCAATAATATTATTAGATATACTTGATACAGCATTACTAAAGGCAGTAGTAGCTTTCATAATTGTAGAATCTTGTATTTGCTTTTCTACAATTTCTCTAAATTCAGGTATAGGGGCAGGCTCTATGTCATTGCGCTGTAGAGCTGCCACAGTTTCTCTTTGATTAAAATTATTATTACTGACTTGGTCTGCTACTGCTATGCCCTGTAACGTGGCCATATTATTCATTGTAACATTAATAATTTTTAATGTGCTACTAAGTTCCGAAATACTATTAGTAATTTTTACGGAATTGTCGTTTAATTGCATTAAACTATTACTAATTCCCGCTAAAACAGCCGCCTGATTAGCAAAACTATTTCTCGGACTCCCTGGTATAGTTGTGGCCAGTTCGCCAAAGTTCTTTTCTAGCTCTAGGTTCATTACCTGCATCTGAGCCAGCATGGCCAAATAGATACCTTTATCTAGTTGACTGTCAATTTTCTCCATGGCTGTTTGAGCCTGGATAGCTGATGCTACTAGCGGATCTAGATTAATTGTGGCCATAATTAAGTTCTTTTAGATATTTATCTAAGGGCTATACCAGTGGTTCCCTGCATGTATTGATCTGCTGCTTCTTTTTTACTATGTGCCATAGCAAATACATGTTGTTTTTTAATTGTAACTTGTTCTTTATCTGCCAGAAACATCCAAGGCATCATGCCTAGGCCTTGTGGACCTATAGTGATTGCTAGGGCTCTTTCTACTTTAACTTCATCTGTGTTTTCTTGTTCAAAACGTGCTATAAGTTCGTCTCCATTTATAAGTTTTAAACTGATTACATCTCCGGATTTAAATCCTTTATCAATTAACATGTTTTCCTCGTTGGTTATTTGTCTAAGTCTTCTGTGGGTAATTCGCAAAGTGCTTCTAATGTTTTATAGTGTTCGTAGGCCTTTTGTAATGCTTCAAAATGTTCAAGTTTTTCTGGGTCTGGGACTAGAATATTCAACCTTTTCTCAATAGTCTCTAATAATTTTCCTAAATCCCTTCCTTTCCATTTTATGTTTCCATGAAATTCAGCATCACCGGATACATGCAGGCCAGGGTTGATAGATGTGAAACCTGACGTTGGCACGTTGTAAAAGTTATTAGGATGTGCTGTCGGAGGGGGAGAATATAAACCTTGATAACTGCCACCCGGTCCATTCGTTATGGTTAAAGAAGGAATCGCGGTAGAATTCATAGTTGTGGTTGCCGCGGCCGAACTTAGATCTATAGAATAGTCTCGAATAAAATCATCTATATTAATGGAACTAATTGTTTCTAAATCAAGGGCTCTAATTTCGAATTGTTCGTCTTCATGCTTTTCCATATAAGTGTTCCTCTAGTTCTTTGTAACCGCCTATCAACTGACCATCTAATATAATCTGTGGTACACTTTTAGCAGTAGGTACCTCTGCAAGCAGTTCTTCCTTAGACCAGCCATCACCGATTTTACGTTCTTCAAATTCTATTCGTCTCAGTTTTAATAGGCTTTTAGCCTTATCACAGTACGGACACTCGTACTTAGACCAAATTATAGCTTTCATATTTGTCCTTTATAGATCTGGTAATTCTTCGTAGGCGACCTTATCGCTCATCACGCCAATCACATAGTTGGTGCTTTCGTTTTCCTGTAGGGCTGTCTGTTTTTTGTTGATGTTAACATGTTTATTAAACCATGGAATGGGATTAGTTTTAGGATGTTCTTCTAAATATTTAATACCTATTTCTTTTAGTTTTGTAAAAGCAGTGTAGTCAACAAAATCTTTCAATATTTGAGCATTTAGTCCAATAACTACACCTTTACTAAACAAATATTCTGCCCATGTTTTTTCTTCTTTAATCACATCCAAATACATGTCATATACTTCTTGTTCACATTCCTGTTTAGCCTGTGCGAAACGTTCATCTTCTTTAACCACTTGATTAATTATCCAGGCCGTCCATTCAGCATGTAGTATTTCATCCTGAAGTATTAGGGCAATAATATTACCGTTACCTATAAAGATTTTGTTTTCTACCATGGCTAAACTTGTGGCAAACGACACCATAAAACGAAATGCTTCTAAAGCATAACTGGCATTTAATGCTAGCCAGATAGACTTAATATGTTCTTTTTCGTTGACTTGTTCTGGATTTACTTCTTTGGCACTATTTAGACTGTGTAGTTTATCATAATATTTGCCTATACTACTTGCCATGTCTACTATTTCTTGTGTGTCGTGTATTGTATTGAAAACATCCTTAGGTACACCATAAATGTTACGTATAATATGACTATAGCTTTTACTGTGAATATTAGTTTCGAAAAAACTCCAGTTACTGACCAGTGCTTCTAATTCAGGAATACTAATAACCGGGCTGAATACTTGACTAGGCGCACGACCCTGTATGCTATCTAACGCTGTCTGTCTTAGTAGGTTACTGGTAAAAATATGTTTCACTGCTTCGCTAGCTTCTTTATGATCCATTTTGTCTTTGGTAAGACTGACTTCTTCTGGAACCCAAAAGAAGCCGCGGGCCAGTTCTTCAAACTTTTGTATCTTGGGATATTTTACTTCTTCAAATCTCTGTACTGTTACCGGACCTTCTTGATCCAAAAACATTTTACGTTTGAGATAGTTTGTCTGTTTGTGTAGATTATATTGTTCTTTACTCATAATTTGCAACTTTCGCAGTCTTCCTCTGTGTCATATATTATAGCATTATCTGCCGCATTGATATAGGCAGGAACTACCTGTGGTCCAATATTAGTGCTAGTAACATTGACCTTAGCGCCTACCTTATTGATTAGACTATAGTATATAGTCTTGATTCCCCATTTGTAGGCAAGCATTAAGTTCTTGGCGACCAGTGTTCCGGGAACCTTTCCTTCGGAGAAATATGCGGGATTATAAAATGTATTGGTACTAAGGCTTTGGTCAATGTAAGCAGCAAGAACTGCCGCTGTTTTTAAATAGCCCAAACAATCTCGTTGCTCCCACATAAGTTCATACTTTTGTCGTAGTCTACGATATTCAGGAACAACCTGTACAAATGACCCTGCCTTAGATTCTTTAACAGAAATCAACTCCATAGGCATCTCAATACCGTTAGTTGAGTTCAATACCACTGAACTAGATTCAACCGGAGCCACGGCCATTAATGTTGCATTCCTTATACCGTGGTGTTTCATTTTTTCACGTAGCGGCTCCCAATCTAATGCTGGAGTGAAATCAGCAAGTTCATTTACTCCAGCTGACCTACGTTCCCAGGGAAATACCCCACGTCCATAATATGTATGTTGGCTACGTTGGCATGGCCCACGTTCTTGTGCCAGTTCCACACTCATTTCAGTAAGATAAAAAGCCTGGTGCTCCATCCAACGTTTAACTTCTGCTAGACTATCTTTCTCACCATACTTCAGACTACGACGAGCGTGCCAATAGGCTAGGTTAGTAATACCTACACCTAATGGTTCAAAATCTTCATTGGCTAGTTTGCTTTGGATTGATAAAAAGTCTTGATAGTTAAGTAGGTTGCTCAATGATCGAACCAATACTCTACAGGCCTTTCGCATATCCTGCGGATTGCGAAACGCACCCCAGTTGATCGACCCAAGAGTGCAAAGAGCAATTCGTCCGTTAGGATCTTCAATTCTCTGGAAAGGCTTCGTGGGTAATAGTATCTCCTGGCATAGATTTGATTGATATATCGGGTCAGTGCTTGTATCAAAGGGCCCTTGTTGGATGACATTGTCAATATTGACAAGGTATATTCTACCAGTGTCAGTTCTCTCTTTAAGGATGCCATTTTTGAATATTTCATCCGCTGATAATACTTTTTTCTTTTTTGTTTTATCTTGCTCATAGCGTAGATAAAGCCTTTCGAACTCTTCTGAGCTTCTGTAGTATGCTTCGTATAGGTCAGGGACTTCATGTGGATCGAATAAGGTAATATCCTCACCATTTTTATATCTGCGCCAGAACATTGCGTTGACTACCACGCTATAGTCCATTTGTCGAACGCGAGTTTCTTCTGTGCCCTGATTATTTTTTAGCACAATCAGGTCCTCGAACTGATAATGCCATATAGGAAATGTAACTGTGCAACTCGCGTTACGTATACCACCCTGTGAGCATGAGCGCAAATCAGCGAACCATTTCTTTAAGAAAGGTATCATACCCGTATGCTTGATTTCTCCATTGCGAATTGGGGCGCCTAAGGGGCGAATACGGCCTATTTCTAGGCCAATTCCGGCTCGTTTTGAAGCATATTTGGCCATCATTTCTCCAGCAGCGAATATGCTATCAAGGGTATCATCACTGCTGATAAGAACGCAAGAACTAAACTGTTTAGTAGTAGTACCAAGCCCAGCAAGTACAGGAGTGGCAAGAGTGAAATGACCATCTGATGCGCACTCATAATAATCCTTTACATAACGTAATCTAGTTTCACGTGGTTCAGCATGAAAGGCTGTAGCCGCTGCCACAGCATATCGAACTTGTGGAGTTTCGTATAATTGTCCAGTAGCTCTATTTTGAACAAGGTATTTTTCACAGAGCTGCGCGATTGCTGCGTAGGTATAGTTTAAATCTTTATCGTGGTCAATAATAACATCTATAGTATTCCAATCTTCTTCTGTATACCAAGTTAGCAGTTCTTCAGTATACATACCCAATTCTACATTTTTCTTTACTATGTCATATAATTTAGGCGGATCATATTCACCATAAACTTCTTTACGCAACATGCTTAGACGCTGTCGTCCTGCCACATATTGATAGTTTACATTGTTGATTTCTGGATTTTCTGTTTCGTCTATTAAATCCACCATGGCTTTTAGCAGTAGTTCATCTATTGTAGATGTTTTCATCCCATCATGTATTTCTAACTGTGCTTTGATTTCTATCATGCTAGGGCTAACATGATCTATACCCTTACAGGCATTTGCTACTTGACGTTGTATCTTAGAAATATCGAGAGGAACACGCTCCCCACTGCGCTTTACCACTGTGATCATTTTATTATTTTACCTTATGTTGTCTGTTGAGGAAGATATTTACCTGGTGGTACTAAGTTCAACCAGATTTTCTATGGAAAAATAATCTGGTACTTTAATCCAATCAACAGGCCCCAAATCACTATAATTTATAGCTATTTGCCTTATACATATAACATTATAAGATATAGATTTTTCCCTGTCAACCAGTGTTTTTAATTCTATTTTGTCATTTTCAAAACGTTTAGTCAATTTCAAACTATAGCCTATCATTAGGGCTTTAGTAAAATCGTCATACTTATTTTCAACTATTATTTCCCACGGACTTGGCCACCCTCTTTGATGATAAGGGTCTACTTTATGATTATAGGGAACAAAAGGCGCAGATTTCCAAAATTCCCATACATCTACAAAAGGCGTTGGGGAATTTTCTAAGCGTGATCTAAATGCTGCCCATAATGACAATCTGTCATCAACGTTTTGATTAAACATTAAGTGGCTTTATGGAATTGATATTCAATTATTAAATTAGTTCCTGTATGGTACTGAGTTTGATCAAATTCTAATGAAAGATAGTTAGTTACTGTGGTAGATTGGTTACAGGAAAATACTGCCACTTCCGGATCACCTATTATACTAGTATTTCCTCCCACCCATGCTTCGGTATAAGAAAAATTATAGTAATCACTTATACTACCAAAACTATCAATACCAGTTATGTTTATAAGAAGGTTTCCTACTCTTAAATAATCGCCACTGTCTACATAGAGCTTATATTCCATGTTAATTTTTTGATTATCTCCGGTAAGATATATCTTAGTAACTTCTGTTTGTGTGCTTGCCAGTAAAGTCTTTTTAAACACGGTAGTATCAAAAAAACCTCCTTCACCCTGGATAAGAGGATTATAATACCATGATATGGACGTAGCAGTATTATTAGCTACAGCCAGTCTATTAAAATTGTCGTTGACAGATTTATTGCCCGAACTGTTAAATGTTAACACAGCACTTTGCGCAGAAGTAGGAGCATCATCATCTTCTAGCAGTCCGTTACCTACGCTGATAAAATAATTGTTTTCTGATATATGGTTAGTAGCATTTGAGCTTGTGCCTACAAAAATTGCTTCCTGTTTAATTCGCTCAAATCTATTATCTGTAATATGGCTATTGACTGGGGCGGGAGTTGTGTTAATTGTATGTAATTTAATACCCTGATTTAGGTATTCAAATGTATTATTTTCAATAATTGACCTAGTCACACTTCCTGTGCCTTCTACACCAATAGCAAGGCTGCTAAATTTACAATTAGAAATATGTATGTTAGCACATTCTCTGCCCATGTTAGGACCAGATTCTTCACCTGCTAGACTAATACCTATACCAAAACTATGATATGTAGCCGTACCAGTAGTTGTAAATTCTACATCATTTATACTAGCTCCGTAGACATTATTTAGATTGACAAGAGCTGTCGGATTAATCGTAGTAACCAAATGTTGTAGAGTCATTCCTTTTAGAGAAACATCTCTAGATCTACCCGCATCAAAATCCATTAAACCAAGTACACTTTCGCCTGTGCTATCCACAGTTCTAAACATTGGTTTATTTACAGAAGTAAGATTAAGAGTAGTGATACCGCTGCCTTCTCCTTCTAATTGTGTATGAGGGGGTAAATCAATTGTATCAGTTAGGTTATAGACACCTGCTGGAATTTTCAGTACACGTTTAGTATCATTAGTCAACGGGGCACCAAATAGTCCTTCTATCGCATCTTGAAAATTTGCTGTAATATCTGTAGCAGTAAAGCTAGGCGTAACACCGAAGTCAGCTAGACTAACAGTTTCATCTATTTTACCTTGAAGTAATCTTTCTACTGTGTTAAGAACAACTCCATCTCTATACTCGTATACTGTAGTCAGTGTTAATGTGCTTTTAGCCCCTAATAGAGATAAAATATTATCAAGGTCTATTTCAGTTAATACTCGTGTATTATCATCGGAATTCGCTCCCTCTGATATACGTTTTCCTATGTATAAATTTTGTGTGTCTTCTGCCCAGCCAAATTCACCTGCGTCTAGCTGTGGTACACCTGTTTGAAGTTCTTGCCCTCTGCGGACTTGAATTTTCGCTATTTCGATAACGGCCATAGAAATATCCTTGTATTTGGATATTTATCAGCTGACTAAAGGTTTCACACTAACGATTTTTTGTGTAATATTCTTCTATTTTTGATAACCACTGCTCTTGCCAGTGTGCGAATTCATCGGGCCATAAATCAAACTGTTGATACTGAAGATCTCTAGAACACATAAAAACATGGCCTTCTTTAATATCAGTGTTATAAACTTCATTATGAGCCATTATATAGGCAGTCAACTGTATTTTATAATCTTCTACCCATTCTTCTTTTTTTGGTTTATTTGTCTGTTTATAATCTGCTATACAGGCATTACCTTTATATACACAGACTAGATCAGTAGTGCCCGAATAAAGTCCAGGAAAATATAAGCTCTGTTCCATAGCCCAAACTTCGTCTACATCTTTTAGCCCATTTGCTATTATAATATCTGCCATGGCATTAGCCTGTACATGAACTGGATTATTTCCGGGCTGACGTTGTATGCCTGCGAGAAAGCGTTCTAAGTTGCCATGCATAGCAGTTCCTACTCCAGCAGCTTCTTTAGTAATTTGTGCTGCCTTGTCTTCTCCTATACGACGTTTCCATTCATTTAGAGCAGTCATATCTTTAGTAGCTCCTAGTATAGTTGTCACACTAGGTAAACTTTCTCCATCTGGAGTTAGGTATACACGTTTGCGAGTTATAGGATCGTTTATTTGTTTACAGGCTTTGTATTGGAATTTCTCCACAAATGGAGGTGGTTGTATAGTTGACATAACTATAATTATAGCAGTTTTATTTTATTTGTCAAATATTTGGCGTCAAATCTGAATTAGATTTAGCCATTTTGTCTACTGTTGAACCACCGCCTGTATTACCTTGTCCCACTTCGGCTGGATCATTTGGTTTATTGAGGACCAGCGTTCCATCAGGTTTAATATCTTTGATAACATCACCACCGGGATCTACTGCGTTTTTAAGTGCCACCATCATCTGTTGCCTATCACTGTTCAGTCCGCCCAAAGGTAAATCAAACTGATCAGCAATACGCATTACCACAGCATATGGAACTTCTCCGCTAGAGCCCGGTTTACTTGCCTGTCGCTGAATTACTGCTAGGACCGTACGAACCGATCCTAGGTCTACTTCGAATAATTTCATCTAGCTAATTTGGACATTAGACTATGTCCTTCAGCAAGTTTACGAGCAAACTTGCTTTCACGCATTTCACGGCCTGATGCTTCCGGACCACCTGCTGCTGCGTCTGCGGCACCAAATTCATCTGGATTCATCATGTCTGGTTCAGCCATGTCCATACCTGGTTCCATTTCTGAGTCCATACCACCATCCATTCCAGGTTCTGCTCCCATTGGTTCCATAGGAGTTGCTTCACCTGCTAGAACTGCTACAGCATTTGAAATAGCTTCACGTTGTTGAGTTAGAACTTCAAGTGTAGCTGATAGAGCAGGTCCAACAGACTGCTTAAATGCTTCAGCTTCGGCTTGACCAAAGTCTGCACGAATAGCATCAGCAAGTTCAATCATAGATTTAGTTTGGTATTGGCCCACACGTTGCATCCATGATGTATAATCATTTACCATGTCGCCTGCTGCTGTAATAGCCTTGGCCTTACCTTCTTCATCTTCTGCTAGTAAGTAGGCTAGACTTTCGTTAACAATACGAACGTGACGTTTGAAGATTTCTTG